ATATCCTCTACAGTGTAACACAGACGAACTTTCTTCTTGTTGAATGCAGCCTTGGTGCATACGAAAAACTTACCATTAGCAGGGTTTGTACCCCATACCAATGACATGCCATCCATCTTCATAGAGATGAATGCTTTATCGTAGAGTGCATCGATAACTGACAGATCACCCGTCAGAATCATATCCTCTGGATGTTCAATGTGTGTAGAGGTCATAATGTAGTGGTCCTTATACTATAGGGGACGTTTCAAGGTGAGGCATTATGTCAGGACAGTCCTGCGGGGTCCATAGTTTCACTGACCATATCACGTAAGTTGGCGACAAGGTCATCTCTGTTGACCACCTTAATGCCAATTGGCCTTCCGTTCTCATCAACTGGACCGGTGTAGAAATCATCAACAATAGTGCCGATGTTTTCCATGATTTGTTCTTTCATGGTGAGGAAATCAAGTTTGTTCATAGTTTATTTTGTTAGGTGTTCACTTATAGGGGACATTTGGAGGTGAGGCATTCTGTCAGGGCAGAATTACCCAGACTTTATCCTCAATTCGATTTGCAATACTCTTATCAACGTATGCTTTAGCCTTTTTCAAGGTGATACCTTGATCTGACTTAACAAATTGATAGGCTTCATCGATTGTATTAAACAACCGCATCATTCTCTGTGTCATTTAAGGGCCTTGGCAGCAGCTTTAGCTTTAGCAGTCATCTGAATGGCTTCTTTCTTATTTGGTTTTCTGCCATGTTTCTTGATGAACTCATCTCTCATGGAAGATTTGGCGGATCTCTTTCTTTCATCTGTAGCAGCGTTTCTTGCTTTGTCACGTTCCTTCCTTGTCATACCACCACCATCAGCGTGTTGATATGTTTTACGCTCTTTCTTTGGTCCCTCTTTTTTAGGTTCAGCTTTCTTAGTCTTCAACAACTCAGAGGCTGCCTTCTCTTTACTCTTTGCCGTGATTGGTGTTCGAGCACCACCTCTTTCACGTGCCTTTCTTTCTAAGTAAGCTTTTCTTTGTTGTTCTCTGGCTGACAACGCAGCACTACCTCTTTCCTGTGTTGGTTGTTGTTCTCTTTCAGACCTTGCTTTCGTCGCACCAATATCTTTTCTGTCTTTGTATGAACCAACTGGTGCCATCTTACCACCACCAACTGCCTTCATTCGTTGTTTTTGACCTGGCTTTCTACGGTCAGCAGTATCTTTTTTAGGTTGCTTTCTTCCACCTTCACCAGTCTGACGAATCTGGCTCCTTCCCTGAATCTCAGGGTCGTAATTAGCTTCGGTGAGGAATTGACTGAGTGTTTTCATTCTTCTACCACTGTTGCGTTCTTGAATCCACCAGACTTACGATCAACATTCGCAACTTTCTGGTCCAATGCATCCCTGGTAGCATAGGTAACTTTTTCTGATACTTGATCAGACCATCTACTACCACCAGCATAATATAGGGTGATTGAATCATCAATCAATGATTTCTTAGTGCAATAGAATGCCATAATAGGGATGATAATATATTTTATTTATCACCCCTAGGTATTATCAGGAGAAGTAGTAATCGGGAACCGACAAGTCTTCCACGTAAGCCTCTACATGCTCACCACCTTGAACATCAAGGACTTTTTCCCAGTCAATATTATGCGGATTGAAGTCTTCCATGACTTCCAGATCCAGCGTGATTCGATACTTAGTTTTTTGAGGAAGATAGGTGGCAGACATGGTGGGATGCTCCCGATTGACAACCATATAATAGGTTATTTATAGTCGATTGTCAAGATTTTGGTGCCAGATATGGTGTTGGCACACTGACCGTCGTTCCAATGTCTGATATTGCCTGCAATAATAAAACCGTTTGTAACAATAAGTTGTAAAAAGATGAGTGTACGGATAATGGCGATTTTATCCGCATCTTTTTTATTTCTACCCTCCTTACGACCGAGGGCGTATGCCCATATTCTCCACATATGTCATTTGATATATCCTTTTTCTTCCAACCATTCACGGGTCATTGGTGTTGGTTCATAGTCCTCCCACATTGTACCATACGCACAAGACCTTAGGGCTTTCATTGTCATTCCCTCAGTCAATCCTGCCCACTTGGCCTCACTCTCCCATGGAACTGCTGACTTAGGATATGTTTTTTCTACCATATCACGCCAAACTGGTGGAACACTCTCTTCAGGTAATATAATAGCGATAAAGTTATTATCGATGGTCCCAGCCATACAATCCTGTGCTGCATGCCATCCTTCATGTCTCATCAGAGTCATCAGAACATTAGGACGATGCATAAATCCTTTGTTCAAGTAGATATTATTACTGACTGTGTGATATACACCGCGATGACCAACTGGGAAATATTTTTGATCAGCAAGATAGACTCTCACACCCATCTGATTGAGAAGGACCAACATATGATTGAACTCAGCTGATATATGGGTGAAGTCCTCCCAATTCTCATATTCCATAGAAACATCAGCCAGAGAGAATACCTCATGAATATCCTCTTTGCATTCCCGGAGCATCATACACCCCATGGCATCATTGGTGAAATATTCTACCTTAGGTTCTGCCATGCTTGGAGGGACGATCATCAGAGATAGTCCTAACAAAAGTGTTCGCAGTTTCATGATTTGTCTCTCTAGATTTAATGTATTGTAGTTCATCCCACAGAAAGGAATAACAGACTACAAGGATATGTTCCTTACAGTGTAACACATTCCTCACGTAATTACAATGTTTCTTTGGTTTAACACCCACTTCAATCGTAATATACTCCTCATCCTTGAAATATACCCATCCTTCAACAGTATGTGTATCCTTTGGCCACCTTACATAGTCATTGACTTGTGGCTCAAATGTTTTCATCTCTGATGTTGGGTACACCAATGAGGGACATGGTTTCCTGTTGCTTGAGGTAGAGCTTGACATAACAACGAAGTGCCTCTTTGAGGGTTACAATATCAGAACAGTCATCAATCTCGCGTGACAGTGTTTCATAGGCAAATGCCTTTGATGGTGTATCAATCGTAATAGATGATGGATCGAGTGAGTTCATTGGAACGCTAATTCTAGTGGAGTAAGATTGAGTGGCATGGCTGTGTAGGGTGAAGTATTCCTAGGATTCACAACCTTACCAGGTTTCTTACTATTTACTGGTGCTAAAAAGACACCTTTACGACGACAGAAGAAACCCCAGACTGAACTGGGATGTTTATCATCTCCGTAGATAAACTCTCGACTGATGTTTCTAATCCAGATACGTTTGATCGTTTTGGAATAGTCATCAGTCCAATATTCATACCCTTTGGGTGGCTTGTGAGGGAATTCCATGTTTCTCATAACTATAGAGCAGGTCAAGCATCTTCTGACGCCATTCCATCAATTCATCATAACATCCCTGATTGTATGCACAACCACGGAGACGACTGTCTGGTTTGTGGACACTTTCGATCATCAGACCGAGTGCATTTCTTTCAGCGTCAGTCATCATAGACTTTACACTCCGGTGAGTCTGGGTGTGTGTCACAGTAGACATCTAGGAGCTTGTCTTTGTGACGTTCATGCCAATCATTTACCTTGGCATCATGTTCAGCATCGAACTCGTCTTCAGTATGTGACTCGTTGGCGTGAAAGTCCACCTTATGGTCGGCGTACTTATCATTTGGATCCTTTTTACACGTCATGTTAGGAAACTCTCCAAAACTTCGGAAGGATTGTCATCTACCAATGCATATTTAGGTGCATGGTCGATATTCTCACGTAGTCTACCGTAAAATTCAGGGTAGTCATCACTATATGTTGTAATGAGGTCAAAACATTCTTCTTTGTCCTCAGCTCTCACTACCCATAGACCACCATACTCTGATTGTGGAAATGGAACATAGTGATTCACAACAAAAAGATACTTCATCTGCTCCTGGAAATTACAGTATTATTATAACAGAGTGTCATTTTTTGTCAACACGAGCCCGACAGTTGTGCAACTGTCTCTCCAGTTCATATTTGACACTGTTGAGACGATTTGTCATGTAGGTAGGATAATCAAATGTCTCGATAAGTTTTTCCAGATTAGATACTTGTTGTAGGGCAATGATTAGATTTTCACTCTTCTTGCTCATTGAGTTTCCTCACTAGGTAATCTGCATAGGCTTCCATCCGATCAGGATGAACTGCGGTAATACTGGCTTCCTCTACGGCAATTTTGATAGAATCGATTTCTTGTTTAGATAAATCTTGACCCTTCTTCATTGTCATAGGGAAACCTCGTTGTCTTTTAAGTATTTACAAATTTCAGAATAATTAAGGTTTTCATTATAATTGGTGATAGGATCAT